GATAAACTTTATTGCACGTTGAATAAATGATATTTCCAACCATATCTAAAAGAGCGTTTAAATCTTCATCGTTCATTTTAGCAGCTAAACTTTTTAACGCTGCGTAATGCTCAATATCAGTTGTTAAAGTTTCCTTAAGGTCTTTAACTGAATGCTCTTTTATTTTTCTGTGATCTTCTTTAATTACGTCAGCTAGTTTTGAAAATGGGTTTGTCATATTTTGTTTTCCTTCTCTTGTTAACACCATAAAGAAAGCAGCGTGTTTGTTGGTGGCTGCTTTCATCATGAAGCTAACTTGATAGGTGCTTTTATAGTCTAAGTCAGGGGAGTCCGTATCGCTGTGCCTATCTTGTTGAGACCTTTTTCTGAAATATGATAGCTATCATAAACGATCAGTCTCTAAGTGTAACGAACCTTGGTTATCGAGTCCGTGCCTACGTCTATCACTGGCAAGGTGCATATTGTTTGGAGTACCAGTCCAAGGTGTTTGCGGTGTGTGTCCTTTCTGTGTCGTTGCTGTTGAAACCATTTATTGATTCTTTTTTCAAACGTGTCAACAACAATCGTCAACATAATCTAACAACAATGTTCAACAAAATACAACAATAGCCAATAAAAAAAGGTGTATGAGCTTGATAAAAAAAATTTAATAAATTATGTTAAAAAGATTAGAAACCATAGAAAAAGGTGTTGAAATGAGCGAATCAGGCAGTAAAAAAAACAAGCCAAAATTAATGGTTGTAAAACCTGAAAAAGGGCTAACAGCGAAGCAAGAAAGATTTGCTCAATTAGTAGCCCAAGGTCAATACAGCTATAGCAAATGTTATGAAATGGCAGGTTATGAAATAGCCAACATGAAAAGAAAAAGCGTGAATGAATTGGCTAGTCGTTTGAAGGTGGTGGTAACGTCAAGAGTGAATGAGATAATAGAAGCTAACAAGGGTCTAGAACGCTCAAGAGCTGACACCCTAAAAAACTATGTAGAAAACAAGCTAATGGAAATCGTTGAATCATCAGAGCAAGACTCTAATCGCGTTGCTGCGCTTAGTCTGTTAGGGCGTAGCGTTTCCATGTTTTCGGATAAGATAATTGAAGAATCTAGCGATAATAAAAGCGTGTTTGAGTTAGAAGAGCAGCTAAAACAGAAGTTAGAAAAGTTAAAAGTCATATAAAACAATGACTTAGCTGCAATAAGGCGCATAATCTACATTATGTTATTTTTTTTTGGCACTAAATCACCTAAAAACCATAAAAAATAGACCCCACCTACCCCCACCCCCCATGTATACGCACACACATACACGCATATATATATAGTAATATGCTCAAACAATTTGGTAAAAAATGCCAAATGTCACTTTGACGTTAATAAGGTATCTATTTTGTTTTCTAATCTGGATAGGTGTTCAAACAATCGGTTGATATCATCTTTGTGTTCAACCTTGTTCATGTATTGCTCTCTGGTTTTGTTTAGGAGAATGTCGATACGTTTTATTTCGTCACGTTGGGTTTTGATGTACCACGCTAGTGGAGCTATCACTAAGGTGATTACAAGGTTCCACATTAAGAATGGTTCAATTACCACGATAAACTCCTTTCATGTTTTACATGGTATACCATGTTTCTTTCCAAGGTATACCATAATACATATTATTTCATAATATGTTTGGTTAATCATGGTATGTGGTATACCATGATATATGGTTAATCATATCTGTAAAGGAAAATCTTTTGTCTGAATACAAGAAATACCATTCCTCTGATAAAATGAAGAAGGAGAGGGCTTTACGGAATAAGAACCGTAGGGCAGCGATACGCCAAGGGAAAGTCAAGAAGGGTGATGGGAAACATATTGATCACAAGGATGGCAATCCTAAAAACAATAGGAAAAAGAATCTTCGTGTGATATCAGGTAGGAAAAACCGAAAGAAGCAATAATGGAGTTATCCCAGTTTAAGGATAAGATTGATTTACTTCCTCTTGATCAAAAGAGGGAGATATTGGAATTACTAGAGAAGTATGAAGAAGCCAAGGACAGGGAGAGTGCCAAGGAGAGCTTTCTGCCTTTTGTGCATATGATGTGGTCGGCATTTGTTGGTGGGTCGCATCACAAGATTATGGCTGAGGCATTTGAGAGGGTGGCACGAGGGGAATTGAAGAGATTGATCATTAATATGCCCCCACGCCATACCAAGTCGGAGTTTGCTTCTTATTTGTTTCCTGCGTGGTTTCTTGGACAATACCCAGATAAAAAGATTATTCAAACGGCACATACGGCTGAGTTAGCTGTGGGTTTTGGCAGGAAGGTCAGAAACCTAATACAGTCACCAGATTATCAAAAGATATTCAAAGGCATCACTTTATCGGCTGATAGTAAGGCTGCAGGACGGTGGAGTACGAATAAAGGTGGTGATTATTTTGCGATTGGTGTTGGCGGTGCTGTAACTGGTAAGGGTGCTGATGTTTTGGTGATTGATGATCCCCATTCGGAACAGGACGCACAGTTAGGGCAGTATAACCCAGAGGTGTATGACAAGGTGTATGAATGGTATACGTCAGGACCACGGCAGAGATTACAACCAGGAGGAGCGATTATCTTGGTGATGACACGATGGGCAAAGAGAGATTTAACAGGTCAGATACTCCGAAGTATGGAAAACAAGGCAGGGATTGATGATTGGGAAGTTATTGAGTTGCCTGCGATTATGCCGTCAGGAAAGGCACTGTGGGGAGAGTTCTGGAAGCTAGAGGAGTTGGAAAGTCTAAAAGCAGAACTGCCAGTTGCCAAATGGAATGCTCAATATCAGCAAAATCCTACATCCGAAGAGGGAGCGTTAATAAAACGAGAATGGTGGCGATTGTGGGATAGCAATACCCCACCTGCCTGTGAGGCAATAATCCAGTCGTGGGATACAGCGTTTCTGAAAACAGAACGTAGTGACTATAGTGCGTGTACCACTTGGGGTGTTTTTTATCATCCTGATGAAACCACAGGGATAGAAAAGACACATTTGATATTGCTTGATTCGTTTAAGGCAAAACTGGAGTTTCCAGAATTAAAACGAGCAGCCTATGACAAATACATGGAGTGGGAACCAGATCAGATGATTATTGAGGCAAAGGCATCAGGTGCGCCTTTGGTGTTTGAGCTTCGTGCTATGGGTATACCTGTCACGGAGTTCACACCCACCAGAGGTAACGATAAGATTGCCAGAGTAAATGCCGTAACCGATTTGTTTTCGAGTGGCACTGTATGGTATCCACCCACACGGTGGGCTGATGAGGTTATAGAGGAATGTGCCTCTTTCCCCTCTGGCGATCACGATGACTTAGTTGACAGTACCACACAGGCTCTGTTAAGATTTCGCCAAGGTGGATGGGTTCGAGCAGAAAGCGATGACTGGGATGACGAGCCAAAATACAGAAGACCAGTGGAGTATTATTGATGAGCCAAATGAAAAGAGATGAAGCAAGAATTATGAATGCAGCAAAAGGTAGGCTATCATCTCTTCCCTATCTTGAAAAGGTGTTTGGAAGAAAGTATGGTCAAGATCAACTTGATAGAGTTACTGCTAGAATAATGGCGTTACCTTTGCCAGGTGAGTTTGGAACACATCTTGATCTTGGAAGAGGTAAGAAAAAAGGTGGTGTGGTTAAAATGCGTGGTGGTGGTATGATTGCACGAGATAGATTAAAACCAACAAAGATAACTTAACATGGTAGTTGATAAACGATTAGAGCCTTTCGAGGTTGATATAGAGAAGAACCCCTCTGAACAAGAGTTAAAAGTTGAAGTGGTAAATCCAGACGCTGTATCGATAGAAACAGAGGATGGTGGTGTCATCGTTGACTTTGAAGGTGATGTCACTGAGGATTTAGTCGGACCTAATCATAACTCAAACTTAGCAGAGTTTCTTGAAGATGCTGATCTTGAGAAGATGGCTGCTGATCTTATCGATGACTTTGAGAGCGATAGAACATCACGAAACGAATGGTCACGATCCTACATCAAAGGTCTTGACTTGTTGGGCATGAAGATTGAAGAGCGATCTCAGCCATGGCAAGGAGCGTCAGGTGTATTCCACCCACTCCTAACAGAAGCTGTTGTACGTTTTCAGGCACAGGCTATGGGAGAGATATTCCCACCATCAGGACCAGTACGCACAAAGATAGTTGGTAAAAACACAAAAGAAAAAACAGCACAGTCACAACGTGTTGAGCATGAAATGAATTATCTTCTGACAGAAGAAATGACGGAGTATCGTGATGAAATGGAGCAAATGCTGTTTCGTCTACCTCTAGCAGGCTCTGCTTTTAAAAAGGTGTATTACGATCCCATCATGGAAAGACCATGCTCCATGTTTGTACCTGCGGAGGACTTTGTAGTTTCTTATGGTGCAAGTGATCTTATGTCTTGTCCACGGTATACCCACATCATGAAAAAGACAGAGAACGAAATCAAAGAGCTTATGGTGAATGGTTTTTAT